TCATCGATGGTGCTTTCGCTTGCGCCGCTTCGCTTCTTCCTCGCGGCGTTTCTGCTGGGTCTGCTGGTGCTGCGCTTTGGCGTTCAGCTTTGCAATAAGCTCGGTAACAAAATCCGGGTCAAGCGCATCAACTTGCTGCGGCGTCCATTGGTAGGTATCGGCAAGCAGCACATACAGGTCATACGCCCCAACACTCTCTCCGCGCCCCAGGTGCTTGACGCCTTCAAAAATCAGTCGCCAGCGCTCTTCGAGCCACTGGGCGTAGTCGGGGACTTTGGGTCAGGGCTCTGTTTTTTGCCAGGATTACGCGTGTCTAGCTCGCGCAACACTTTCTGCACCAGCGGTTCATCCGGATCGAGTCGCACAATATTATCTGGCGTGCAGGGCACCTCAGCAAACGACGGCCCCGACCAGCGCACGATATTATGCACCAGTAGCGCGGTCTGGATCGCTCCAAATTGCACATCAACCCGTACACCCTTGCCAACCTGCACGCCGCTTTCCTCGCTGAGTTGGATGGCCGCGCTCATCACACGCTGCTTGGTGCCAAAGTCCATCTTCGGCTTGATATAGATAGCATCCGTGTCGGTATCACTCAACTGTTCGCAGTCTCCGTTTGTAATGCGTATTGGTTCAGTGGAAACAAACATCACACCAGCTCCGTAGTCTGCAAATCAACCTCAAAATCGTTTTGCAGCGTTGTGTCATACATTGATTGCACAGTCAGTTCGATGGTGCGGTTGCTGTCCTGATACGTGCCCCATTCCAGCATTGTGGCCTCGCCGTAGGTATCGACTTGCACGAAATGATAGTAATCGGTCGTTGAGACGGTTTCGATCAGCGGCCCGTTATGCCGCACCCGCACTTTGAGCCGTTCGGCGTCTTTCCAGTAGTTGTACTGGGTCAAGTCTGGCACTTCAAAGCGCAGCGTAGTGGTGATGCTGCGCGGTCTGCGCCCCGTGGTGCTAAACGTTTTATCGCCAGTTGGCCCGGTAGCGACGTATTTATAGGTCACGCCAGTGTTGATCTCGTGCGTAGCAGACAAAAAGCGCCCGGTCACGGCGGTGGTACCGATGGCGCTCGAGGTATCAATCCAGATTTGCATATCGGTGCCCGCAATCAGTGGGAAATCTGCCACCGCCGGGAACGAGATCGGCCCGGCCTCTTCGCCCCACCATTGCCCCTGGCCGGATGCCTCCATGGTCAGCCCGTCGGTGCCTGTGGCATCGCTGCTCAGTGTCAGCGTATCAACCATACAATATGCGGCTGACCAGAGTTGCACACCCGGATCGCCAAACACCAGAGTCGCGCTTTTAATGGTGTCGGACGTGCTGTCCGGTGTGAACTCGGCCAGGTCGGCATCGGTGCCTGGCGTTGTAATTGTGGGTGATCCTTCGACTGTCATTTTGAGTAGTTCAAACAGCAAGTTGAGGTCGGCAGCACCAGATATTGACCACTCCACGCGCTGTTGTACCGGGATGGATTTATAAAACTCCACCAGATTGCCCAGGGCGACCTGTGGCGTGTATCGTTCCTGCCTCGGCGTCACCAGGCGCTCGTTGGTGGTACTGGTGATGGTGGGTGTGGTGATCGCCGTTCCGCGTACGCTCTCCAATGCCAGGCCAAATTTTTCAAATGGAATTTCCGCCATATGGCACCCCTAACTGATGGCTGTTTTCTCCAGCACATCGACATAGATATCCAGCGCGCGATAGATCACGCCGCCAATCGAAACAAATACCGCTTCCATATCGTTGACCGTCGCCAGTCCGCTGTCGAGTGCGCCGCTCAGGTGCGCGTCGCTGTCAATCGCGTTCGCAATAGCATCCACATACGGGATCAACTCCTCCTCGGCCTGCTCGTTATCTTGCCAGCGAAACACAAGCCGGTTCAACACGCGATAGGTTGCCGCTCTGATCTGTCCCTGACGCTGTCGGTTTACGGTGTCCAGCAGACTGTACAGCGTCGGAGTCTGATGGATCGCGGTCGGCTCGTAGCGCAGCAGCACCGGGATAGCCGGGTTCACACCCTCGAAGACGGTGTGCAGGCCGTCTAGCACCGCCCGGTAACTCATAGCGCATCTCCGCTGAGGAACGATTGCCCGCTCTCGCTTAAAATATCCTGGATGGTATCCCGGCTGGCAGCCAGGCCATCCAACAGAAACGGCTGCCCCCGCGTGCCGGGATGCCGCACAAAGCGGGCGAAGATCGTCTCGCCGCCTTTTTTAAAGCGCAACACCCGCGCCCGTCGGGGCCGGATGATGTGGGGGCGGCTGCCTTCGTGGACAGGCCGCGCATAGCTGGCATTCGTCCCCACCACCCCACGCACGCCGGGGCGCTCCACGCGACTGGTAATTGTGCGGCGCAGGTTGCCCGTCTTGACTGGCGTGCGGCGCTTCACATTGGCTTCAATCACAGCCAGGATGCGACTCAGCATTTGTTCTTCGATACTACGCAGGCGACTGTCAGAGAGACGCCGCTGAAGTTCTTCCACTGTTGCCATTACATCACCCGTTCACGATACTGGTCACGAATACCGCTGACGACCATCTTCTGTTGATTGGTCATTGCGCCCTGATAACCCACGACCGCCCCCGCCCCCGGGCTGGTTTCGACGCCGATTACGTCGGTGAACAGGCCGCGATCTTTTGCGCGCCAGATATTGACCGCCACTTCTATCGTGACCTCCACCAGCGCGGGCGGCGGGTCGCCATAGCCCCAGGCAGCAGTTACCCGATAGCGTCGGTATTTCCAGTAGTTACTGGTGTGTGCATAGTAGGATGATGTGGACAGGCTCCCGTGCGCGGCGTAGGAGCCGTCATTTTTGTACAGGTAGCGATGATTATCGTCGTCAACCTCGTACTCATCGCCTTCGGTGTAGCTTTCGACGCGGTCGTAATCTTCGAGGCTGGTGATCGTGCCTGCCTGGTAATGAGGTAAGGTGAGCCACCGGGAGCGCTCGGCAAAAATAATCTTTTCGCTGCTGCTGTAGCCCTCGAAGGCAAAACCCAACGCCTCGTTGACGATATCGGTGGCGCGCTCCAGGATGGTCTCCAGCAGGTCATCGGTTGCTGGCTCGATGCTCACATCCGGCGACGTGCCCCCGGTCAGACCGCTACCATCGCCTGAAAGTGGACTGGCGTCGTTTCCGGCTGACAACACAACCTCCCACGGCCCGCCCGCAGGTCCGCCCACCCGCGCTTTGCCGCTGCCAATTGCAGCAAGTGCAACCAGCGCCGTTTGTACAGCGGTTGCTGTGGCATCATAGGCAATAGCAGCGGTCGTCTCCCCCTCGTAGGTTAAGGTGAACGTGCCGCCCGTTGGGATGCCTGTGAGGGTGACGCGTTGCTGTGCGTATTCGGGCACCTGCGCCAGGTATTGCCGCAGTTGTGCGACGGTTACATAGGCCATCTGACTACCCCAGTCTGATCAGCAACTGCGTGATATTTGTCCCGCTCACGTCCGTGGCCGCGCCCGTCACCAGATTGTAGACCGTCTCGCCCTTGCCGGTAGCGAGGCCGAATTCGGTTTCCAGGGATGTTGGCATTAGCGAAACTCCTGCCAGGTGATGGTACCGGCGGCTAAAGGCGATCCCGATGTCGCAACGGCATACAGCGCAACGTATGCCGGGTTTGCTCCGGCGTTTGACGTGAGCGGGCTATTACTCCCGCTCGCATCTATCGTTAATGGTAGTACCTGTGTCAGACGCGCACTTGTTGCGGTACGACTATTGCCTGTACTGTTCGAGGCAACCAGGCCACGCGCTATCTCATAGCCGCTTGTCGTGCTGATTGCCGTTGCGCTGCTGTTTACTTCCACGCCGCTCGCGTTGTTTGCGGCGGCCCATGAGCCGCCGGTGATCGGGTTCGTTGTGCCGGGAGGATAGTAGTAGGCGCGCCACTCTACCGGGTCAGTTGCTGAACCGATGTTAACCTCGACAGCCTCTATCTGAATACGATTAGGGATGCTGTTAAACGTTGTTGCTGGACGGATAGCAACAATACATTCGGCAGTCGAGACAGAGATGGGGGCCGAACGTCCCCCGCTGAACACATACCCCGGCCTGATAAAATAGCCACCCTCCGAGGCGATACCGCTGCAAAACTGTGTCAACGTCGGGGCGCCGGTGATCGCACCGCTCGCGGCGATTTCGTAGCGCAGCGGCAGTGTGGCGCTCTGCATATAACTCGCGCTGAGGACGTTGGCATGCTGCATCGCGTGGCAATAGACAATGTGCCCATCAATGTAGACACCGAACCGGACGGTGGCTGTGCCGAGCCAGCCGTAGTCAATTGTCCATATCTGATCATTCGTCGGATCAAGCGTGGCGCTGCTGTTGCCCGTGCCGTCCAGTTTGTCAAGGTTCCATTCTGCCTGTGCAACAGGATCATCCGCAACGCTGCCTGATGTCGAGGAGCGCCGCACGACTGAGAGCGTCCCATCCCCAGACTGTTGAAAGAATACGCCATTGGCGCTGTCAAACTGCCCAATGCGCTTTGTGACGTTCGTACTTGCATCTCCGAGCGTGCCAGTCATCGTGATAAATTGCGAGCGGCCTGGCTCGTATGGGAAATATCGATAGGTCTGTCTCACGACGTAGCCATCGGCGGCGCTGAGCGTCATATCCACGCCGCGAGTATTGCTATTGTGGTTTGCCGCGCCGGAACTGGTGACGCTCTGCCAGATGAGCGGTTCGTCGTCATATGTTCCGGCGCTACTGAATATATATTGCGGCTCCGAAACTCGGAGCCGATTGAATGCGTCACGCGACAACCCGGCGTCAACAGCCAGGCTGTAACTGCTGTCACCTCTATCTATAAGCCGCAGATTGCGCGGCGTGATGCGGTCACTATCAAACCATTCGGTTGTCGCGTTTGCCATTTATGTCTCGCTCTGGCCATCTGCCTTTGTGTTTCGACGCGGCATGCGCGCCTTGTTGTCAGCGGCGGGATGGAACACGGTTTTCAGGTCGTACTGCTGCTCTTCCTGTACCGTGATATCATCCCCGGTAGCTTTCCAGAGGAAGCGCGCCGCCGGGTCGCTTTCAGGCACAACCCGGCTCCGGTCAGCCGTCAGGTACAGGCGTTGTGGTGCGGTTTGCATAGGTCACTCCTTATGCATTGGGCAGCGCAGCAGGCACGTAATACACGATGCGCACGGTGATCTGCTCGCCAGCACCACCAATCTCTGGTGAACTGGTTGGCACATCCCCATTGCTGTCCACGGGTGAGAGGATGATATCGGCTTGCGCTGCCAGCACTGCCCAGTCAATCAGGTTGGTGATTTTGGCGTTTTGTGTAACGGCAGTTGTTTTGCCATATGCGTCGGGGTCTGCCGCTGTACCCAGGCCCACCGCCGTGGGCGTGGGCGTGCTCCCGCTCACCGTAATGGCTGTGTCCAGATTGGCAGCAGCCGAGACAATGACTGACCCTGCTGGTACGTCCCCCACATCCTGACTGGCAGCAGGGGTTGAACAGTCCACCACCACGTCAAGCACCTCGGTTGTGTACCCCGTGGCGGCACTGATGAGGTGCCACGCCGGGTCAAGCGCGGTTCCTGTATTCTGGTAGAGCGCGCCATTGGTGGTGTCAATTGCTAGCGCGCCAATGCCAGCCCCGCGTAGCGTGGCATCCACACCTGCAGTGGCTTCGGTGACCGTAACCGTTTCGCCCGTATCGAAGCCGCTGGCCGTGGCACTTATGAGCGACTGCGCCTTTTTGCCCAGGTTGCCCGCGAACGTGAGCGTCCACGGGCTACTGCTGCCGCCGGTTACGACAATGCCCCCGATACCCACGTTCGGCAGCGCCTCCAGTGCGGTCTGGATAGCGCTATCATCCGCATCAAAGGCAAT